CGGCGTGTCCGGGTTGATTTCCGATAATTGGGCGATGGTGGCCAGTTGGGCCCGGCGCTCGGCCAGGCGCTCGGACACCATGCGCAAAAACGGGTTCTCGGTGGCATCAGCGGCGCGGGTTAATTCCGCGTCGGTCATTGAATGATGAAAGAATGTCATCGGGCGCTATCCTCCACGTCGAACAAGTCGAAATTTTGCCCAATGATGGCCAGGGTTTCATTTGCAGCCCCCCGGGCGTGTCGGGCTTCGCGCATGTCAGCGATTGACTGCAGCGCGGCCACGGATTGACCCAGGGCATAGTGCAGTGTATCGATGCGCCCGTAAAGCTCGGCGGTTGCAGTATCCCCGGCCATATAGGCCAGGCGCTCGGATTCGGTGGCGGTCAGTTTTTGGGTTTTCATGGTGTCAGGCTTTCAAAATGGGAATTACTCGGCGGGCTTTTGCATCGGTCACCCGGGCGCGGGAACCGTGGGCGCGAAATCCCACGATAACGCGGCGGTCAGCGCGTGCGCATAGTCCGCAGGTTTCGCAGGTCACGTCATCGCGGGTTTGCGCCGGGCAAACGATGATTGTCTGGCCGTCGGGGGTTTGGGTTTTCTCGGGCGTGTCCATGGGGACAATACACGTCAGGGGCAGCGAAGAGACAGCGGCCAGCGCGTCAGCGTCGCCCGCGTCATCAGCCGATAGATTGACGGTAAACCCCCAGTCGGTGGCGCACTGGGCCCAATGCAGCGCGTCAGCGCTTTTTTTGTGGGTGTAGGTGAATCCACGGCGGCCACGGTTCGCGGCCACGATTTCACCCAGGGCGACGGGGTCCACGGCTTCACCGGTGCCCGGTAAGTCCCCGGCCACGTTGTGCCGCCATAGTTGGCCAGCCGGTAGCGCGGCGATTGATTGACAGAGCGCGGCCAGGTCACCCCCGCGCTCGGGCACTTTGTCCCAAGCTAACCGGGTGTAGAAATCCTCGGCGTAACAGTCGGCGCGGTAATGCGGGCAGGATTCGGGGCAGGTGGCCCGCTCGGAATAGGTCACGGGGATTTTGCCGGTTTTACTGTTACCGCTTGAACGGATGAAATGGTATTTCATGCGGCCCCCTTATCGCGCAGTAATTGATTGATACCGGCCACGAGTGAATCTAAATCACGCGCCCAGCGGTTCACGCCCCCGGTGTAGTCTTTCAAATGCTGCGCGGTTCGGTACATGTAACCCAGCGAGCCGCAGGGTTCGGTGTTGACATAAACGATACGGTCACCCAGCGAGATAAACCCGCTGCAGCCCCGTTTATCGTCATTTACTCGAATGTTTTTCAGGTGCACCTGGTGCACTGACGTAAACCGGTTTTTTAGTTTTGTGGAAAGAATCAGCATTTCAAACCCCCTTACGCGCAGACACGCGAACGGTTGAATAAGGAACGCCGGTTTCGGTGAATTCCTCCACTAACGCGGGTGTCGCGCCCAGGTGTTCAGCGAGTGCTCGCCAGTTGACGATTACGCGCCCGGGGCAGTGCGAAACGGCTGCGCGAAACTTGTCACCCTCCACGGCTTCAGCGCCGGAGAGGATCAGCGCTCCCTTGAAAATCTCGGCTTCGGTTTCAAGGTCCGCGATGCTTGCTTTAATCGCGCCCAGGCGGTCAGCGGCGAATTTGAGATCAATTGCAGGGTTTGGTGTTTTCATGGTGATTTACTCCAGGTTTACGGGTTACGGGGTTACAGGGGAAACAGTGCACCCAGCGAGTGCAGCAAGAGGGCAGCGAGTGCGAGACCAATGGCCACGGCCAGGGCGATATCGGCGAAAGTGGATTTCATGCTTGCACCCCCTCAATTGCAGCGGCTTGTTTTTCAAGCCATGCGGTATCGGCCACGGGGAAATCGGAACAATCAATTTCACCCAATACATGGTGAGGCGGGTTAATGTTGCAGTGCAGGCCCATTACTTCGAATTGTGGGCCATAGGCCAGGACAATTTGAGCGCGGGCAATGGCTGCAGTGGCTGCAGTGGCGCGGGCGTGTTCAACGCGGCCGTTGCGCTTGTTGGTCATTTGAAATTCGAATTGTTTCATGGTTCAGTCCTTACAGGTTACGGGTTACAGGGCCGCATTTGTTGCGGTAGTGAAATTATAACCCATTGGGTTTTTGGCTTGTCTGTCACTTGTGCGACAGTTGCAAAGTTTTTCCCGGGGGTGTTCGATGTTGTTCACGGTGGCCATTGTGGGCCCGGGTGTTCACGGTGGCCATTGTTCCCAGCTTGGGCCATTGGGGCCATTGGGGCCAATGGGTTCGGTGTTTCTCGGTGCCAGTGACAAACGCACTCAAACTGCACATATGTAAATTCCAAAAAGACCCTTTTTAAAAAGTCGTAAATTCTCGTCTCGCGGGCGCGGAGACAGTTTGGGAGACTTTGCCCGTTTTTTGAGCAGCACCCGGGGCCATTGGGTCAGGATTCAATAAACCCGCCCCCAATGGGTCAGGATTCAATAAACCCCGGGCCAATGGGTTAATTACCCAATGGCCAATGATTGTCCAATGGGTCAGGATTCAATAAACCCCGGGCCATTGGGTCACCGGGTGACCTGGTGGCCATTGGGTCACCCAGTAAACCCCGGGCCATTGGGTCACCCGGTGGCCATGGATACCCGGGCCCCTAGTGGCCATGGATACCCGGCCCCCGTGGCCCCCGGTGGCCGGGGCTGCAGCGCTTCCCCCGGTGCCCGGGCCCGGTGGCCCGCTGGGCCAGAGGGGGGGTGGGGCCCCAGAGGCGGCGGCGGCAGTAGACAAGGGTGGTCACCCAGACACCGCGAATCAAAAATCAAATTAAAAAACCCAATGGGTACATGGATACAAGGGAGTGAGTTCAACTCACATCCCCTGAAAAATTAAAAATTTTTCCAAAATCCAAAATCGTCGTACACTCGGGCACATGACAAACACTCCCCTTCATCAGGGTGATCTGCCCAACTGGCTGATCCCCGAAGACAAGGATGTTGACCCCGACCAACCGGACAACGTTCACCCACTTGCCAAGCAGGACCATGCACAACTCGTTGCTGAGGGAGAACGGGCCAGGCGCGAGCTCGAGCTGGTAGCCTATGAGGCCGTGTTCGAGCGTGCGCTCTTGGACATCGCCGCTGGCCAGCCCCTCACGACCACGATCGAGAAGGACTACCGGGACATCAGCTACCAGCGCATGCTCGCTTGGATACACAAGGACGAGAATCGCAAAACCCGGTACTACGAGGCCCAAGAGATTGGCGCTGAGGTGGTGGCCTCGCAGATGCTCACCATCGCCGATGCCGATGACCTGCTCGAAGACGTGGCCCGTAGCACCTTGCGCATCAACACGCGCAAGTGGCTCTTGGGCGTGTGGAACAGGAAGCGGTTTGGCGAGGTCAAGCAGATCGAGCAGAACGTCACTGTCGATCTGAGCCAAGCGATGCTTGCGGCCCAGCAGCGAGCCGATGCCCGGGTGATCGACGTTGCCTCGAGAGTGATCAATGAGTAAAGCCGGACCCACGCAGAACGAGCAGCAGCTCATCGAGAACTTGCTGCAGTACAAGTACGACCCACTGGGCTTTGCGCTGTATGCGTTCCCTTGGGGCGTCAAGGGCACCCCACTGGCCCAGATCGATGGTCCGCGCACATGGCAGCGCGGTGAGTTCGAGCGCATCGGGGAGCACCTGATGCTCGACAGGCAGAAGGCCCAGATCGGCCTGCCCCCGTCACCCATCTACCTGTCGATCTCGTCTGGCCGGGGGATCGGTAAGAGCGCGTGGCTGTCCATGCTGGACATGTGGGTCATGAGCTGCTGGCTCGGGGCCACCACGATCGTCACCGCTAACACCGAGAAGCAGCTGGTCTCGCGTACCATGGCCGAGCTGGGCAAGTGGCACACCATGAGCATCAACTCGCACTGGTTCGACAAGAGCAGCACCGCGCTGCGCCCGACCAAGTGGTTCGGCGAGCTGCTGCAGAGTCAGCTCAAGATGGACACGCAGTATTACTACGTCGACGCGCAGTCGTGGAGCGAGGAGAACCCCGATGCGTTCGCCGGTGCACACAGCCAGATCGGCATGATGGTCCAGTTCGACGAGGCCTCGGGCATCCCGGACCCCATCTGGCAGGTGACCGAGGGGTTCTTTACAGACTTGGCCCCGCTGCGCCTGTGGCTGGCCATCAGTAACCCCCGTCGCAACACCGGCAGGTTCTTCGAGACGTTCCACAAAGACCGTGCGTTTTGGAGCACCCGGTACGTCGACTCGCGCACCGTTGAGGGCGTGGACGGTGGGGTCTACCAGCGCATCGCGGACAAGTATGGCGAAGACCACGACGTCACCCGAGTCGAGGTCAAGGGCCAGTTCCCACGCACCGGCTCGAACCAGTTCATCGGGCGCGACACCGCAGAAGCCGCAGCCACCCGTGAGATCACCGAGGACAGCGGCGCACCGCTGCTCATGGGCGTTGACGTGGCCCGCTTCGGCGACGACGAGAGCGTGATCCGCTGGCGCAGAGGCCGTGACGCCCGTACCCTGCCTGCGAGTAAGTTCAAAGGCATGGACACCATGGAGCTCGCCGCCACGGTGGCCGCACTCATCGACAAGCACAACCCCGACGCCGTGTTCGTTGACGGCGGTGGCGTTGGCGGTGGCGTGGTCGACCGTCTCAAGCAGCTCGGGTACCGGGTGATCGAGGTGCAGTCGGGCGAGAAGGCCGACGACAGCGACAAGTACCTGAACAAGCGCGGGGAGATGTGGGGCGAGATGCGCGAGTGGATGAGCCACGGGTGCATCGACAACGATGACTCACTCATTGACGACTTGACCGGGCCGGAGTACAGTATCCACCTGAAGGGCCAGATCAAGCTGGAGACCAAGGACTCCATGAAGAAGCGAGGTCTTGCCTCACCAGACGACGCCGATGCACTGGCGCTCACGTTCGCGGTCCCCATCGCACGGCGTGACATCAACCTCACGACACGCCTGGGGCGCATGGCGGGACGGGTCGCCCAGAGCGACTATGATATATTTTCGACATGATCTAAGGGAGAATCCCATGTCTTTTGTAGGTAAAGCCCTCACTGCGGTCGGCAACGCGCTTGGCGGTAAACCCAAGGCAACACCCGCCGCACTGCCAGCACCGTCTGCGCCAGCAGCCGCCCCCTCTATGGCCACACCCGCTGTTCAAGCCGCCGCTGACTCGGCCCGCTTGCGTGAGCGTGCAGCCACAGGCCGTGCCGCCACCATGCTGACAGCGCAGTCCGACAGTGCATCGCTCACACCCACCACTGCCCGCGCGACACTTGGTGGTAAGCTCACCGATGAGCAGCGCATGGGTGCCAGATTGTTAGGTCGCTGATGATCGATCGCCACTGGCTGCAGCAGTATCTCAAGGTTGACTCCTATGAGAACGAGGTCGCCCGTGGCAACGTGCGCACGGCTTACCCCATCGCAGCCTACGGTCGACTGATCGCTGGCTCTGGCGTCACATCAACACTGGTGCGTGACCAAGACGGCGCATCGCTTGATGTGCCCCAAAGCGTTCAGCTCACAGTCGTGAGCTCCAGCGCCAGCGATACCTCCAACGGCACCGGTGCGCGAACACTCGTGATCGAATACCTCAACGGTACACTGGACCTGTCCATCGAGCTGATTACCCTGAGCGGCACAACACCCGTGACCACCGTGGCCCTTGATGTGCGCTGGGTACAGGCGGTCTACGTGGCCACCGCTGGCAGTGGCAAAGTGGCAGCGGGTAACATCGACATCAAGCACAACAGCACGATCTACGCACGCATCTCAACGGGTCAGCGCACCACACACTCGTCGTTCCGTCGAGTGCCTCGTGGCAAGAAGCTGTACATCAGCAGCATGTACGCTGGCTCGTCCAGCGGCACAGCGGCCACCAGCACCGTCGTAGAGTTGGTCAGCACCCAAGTTGACGGTTTGAACCAACAGGAAACGGGGCTGTTTTACCCCCAAGCAGGTGTCGCCCTCCAAGACACCTCGGTCACCTTGTCGCAACGCATGGCGTTGCCGGTAGACGAGGGGCACATTGTCGGGTTTGTTGCAACTTGCGATAAGGGTGCGACAATTACGGCTGGATTTACAGGATGGGTGGAATAAATATGTCCAAAATCGAAGATATTCTCCAGCGGTACAAGGCTCTCAAAGGTAATCGAGGCAATTGGGAAACCCATTGGGAAGAAGTTGCGGAGCGTGTGCTTCCGCGCCAAATGGGTTTCTTGGGTGCTCGCACTGACGGTGAAAAGCGCACCCAAAAGATCTTTGACTCCAAGCCCATGGTGGCGTTGGAGCGCTTCGCATCGGTCATGGACTCGATGTTGACCCCGCGCCAGCAGAAATGGCACAACTTGCGCACAACTGACGAGGCGCTTAACCGCGACTTCGAGGTGCAGGACTGGTTCTACAAGGTCAACAACATCTTGTACCAAGCCCGCTACAGCCCAAAAGCCAACTTTGCAGGCCAAAACCACGAGCGCTGGACATCAGTTGGTGCGTTTGGCACCGGTGCGTTGTTCACTGACTTTGAGCCAGGTGTGGGTTTGCGCTATCGCTGCATCAACTTGCGCGATATTTACCTGTTGGAGAACCACCAAGGCATGGTGGACACCGTTTACCGCTGCTTCCAATACACTGCGCGTCAGGCCGCGCAGCGCTTCGGTGAGAAAAACCTGCCTGAGCGCATCATGAAAGCGCTTGAGAACCCAACTCGTCACAACGACAAGTTTGAGTTCATTCATGTGGTTGCACCCCGCGAAGACTACGACGCTTCACGCGCAGATGCCCGAGGCAAACCCTTTGCTTCGTACTACATTGCCGTGGACGACAAGGTCATGGTGGCCCCAGAAGGCGGTTACACCAGCTTCCCATACTCCGTCAGCCGATACGTGACTGCTCCTGACGAGATTTATGGGCGTTCCCCTGCGATGATGGCGTTGCCAGACATCAAAATGCTCAACGAAATGGCCAAGACCGACATTCGGGCTGTCCACAAGTTGATTGACCCACCAATCTTGCTGCACGATGACGGCATTTTGGGTGGCGGTGCTATGACGGTCAACATGAAGCCCGGTGGCCTGAACGTGGGTGGTGTCAACCGCAACGGTCAAGCCATGATGCAGCCGTTTGGCACTGGTGCTCGCGTTGACATCAACGAAGCCAAGATGCAACAGCGCCGTGACAGCATCGACGATGCGTTCTTGGTGACCCTGTTCCAGATTCTCGTTGAAACACCTCGCATGACGGCCACTGAGGCGCTCATTCGCGCTCAAGAAAAGGGCATGCTGCTCACCCCAACAATGGGTCGTCAGCAGTCCGAGGCACTTGGTCCGCTGATCGAGCGTGAGTTGGACTTGCTGTCCTTCCACCGCATGCTGCCCCCAATGCCAGACATCTTGCGCGAAGCCGGTGGCGACTACGACATCGTGTACGACTCGCCAATGAGCCGTATGCAACGTGCCGAAGAGCTTGTCGGTGTGCAGCGCACCATGGAGTTGCTGGCACCCTTCGCTCAGATGGACCCTTCCGTGCTGGATGTGTTCGACAAGGACGAGTTGGCTCGCTTGACAGCAGAAGTCTCCGGTGTGCCAACACCGATCCTGCGCAGCCCAGACGCGGTGGCCGAGATCCGCGCACAACGTGCCCAGCAAGAGCAGGACATGATGGCCATGCAGGCCGCACAGCCGTTGGCCGGTGCCATGAAGGACGCTGCACAAGCCCAAGCCCTACTCCAAGGACAATAATTGACATTTAACCCACTGACCCTGATTCGACGCCGCGCCTACAAGGCGGCGTTCAACAATCCAGAAGGCCGCAAAGTCCTGGCCGACCTTCGGAGATTCTGCCGGGCAACCCTGCCCACCGCAGACATCAACAATGTCCAGGCAACGTACCTCCTTGAAGGTCGACGGGAGGTCTGGTGCCGCATTCAGGCCCACCTCCAGCTGACCGAAGAGGATGTGTACACTCTCATCGAGGAATATCCAAATGAGTGAAGCTACTGCCGCCTTGACTGGCGATAACGGTGGCACCGGAGCCGGTGCTGCACAAGGTGCCGGAACCCCTGCACCATGGACCGAGGGTTTTGACCCCGACACCACTGCGTATGTGACCAACAAAGGTTGGCAAAACCCCGCTGACATTCTGAACAGCTACCGCAACCTTGAAAAGTTTGCAGGTGGCAGCAAAAACCTGCTGGAATTGCCAGGTGTTGATGCAGATCAGGCAGCGATGGACGCTTTTTATGCAAAACTGGGTCGCCCTGACTCGCCAGACAAGTACGGGTTGAAAGTTCCCGATGGTGGTGACGCTGCGCTGGCCGACTGGTTCAAGCAAACCGCCCACAAGACCGGTTTGAGCGAAAAGCAGGCAGCTTCCTTGTTTGATGCATGGAACGAGATGAGCGGCTCGCGTTTGCAAGCGATGCAGCAAGAATCTCAGGCCCAATCTGAGCGTGCGATCACTGAGCTTAAGCGCGAATGGGGCCAAGGCTATGATGGCCAGATCGATGCTGGCAAGCGTGCCGTGGCCGCACTGGGCTATGACGCTGCACAGCTTGACGCCATTGAGGGCAAGCTCGGCACAGCTGAAATGCTCAAGCTGTTTGCCACCATTGGCTCCAAAATGGGCGAACCGTCGTTTGAAGGTGGTGAGCGCAGCGGTACATCCTTCGGATTGACCCCAGCCTCGGCCAAACAGCAGATTGCTGACCTGAAAATGGACAAAAACTTCATGTCTGAGTATCTGAGTGGCAACCAAGACGCTGTCGGCAAGATGAAGCGCCTGATGGAGTTTGCACATGGATAAACACGACGTCAGATTGCGTCTGCTCGAGGCAGTTTTGCCTCAAGCGACCCGGGTTGGCTTAGGCGAACCCGACCACATCGTTAAAGTTTGCACAGTTCTTGAACAATATGTGCTAGACTTTAATGAAGGTGAGAAATTACCGGACTCACCACCCAAACGCGCAACGGTTCGGTCCAAACGGGCAACCGAAAACGATGCGTCTGGAACAATTGACCCCACTCATGGT